TGCATCAGCTCCATATTATCTATGGGAAAGAATTGCAACAGGTCCTACAATTGTAACCGGAACTGTACAAGATCCTGTGTTTGATAGTACAACATGTAATGGTGCTGGGCCATATACAATGTATATAAATGTGTCAGTTCCAGGAAGCTCTAGCTTAACTACTTCATATACCGCAACTATTACAGATGGCGCAAATGCAACGGATTTTGTAACTGCATTTTTAGCTGCAGGCGCGCCATATGTAACTGCTAGTGTAACAACCGATGGTGCAATACAAATTACACATACTCAAGGTGGTGTTATATCATTAGCAGATTTCACTACTGCGGAACAAACATCATGTGGATTAGCAAATGCTGCTGGATTTATAGTTGGTGAAACAACAGGAGTAGCATCAGGTTTAGCTAAACTTCAAACTTTTAGTAATGTAAATAATTCTGGTGCTACCAGATGGACAACAGATGGCGTTGGAACTGGTGCTAGCTTCAATATCCGATCAATCTTTGGTGTTTATTATGGATTAGGTAATGGCATATACACAGGTGGAACTGGTTTTGCTGTAGGTGATACAATTGTAATTGACGGAGAATATTTAAGCGGATCCTCAGGCACAAACGACTTAAATTTGACAGTTGCTACAATCGGTGTCAGTGGAGCTATTACCGGACTTTCATTTGATTTTGGAGTGGCTGATGCCAAGTATTCTACACAATTAAGTAATTGGGTTGAATTTACTTACATAGCTAATGAGGGTGCTCCTACTGCTATCCCTGCTAATAATACAAACTGGTTCTATTCTGTAGTTAATCAAGCTGACATCATGGTTCAAAAGAACGGTGCATGGATAGGTTACCGTAATACATCATATGACGTTAATGGTCACCCTGCTGCTACTGGTGTAAATGCTACTGATCCAAATGGTCCTATCATTAGCTCTACTGAACCTACTACACAAAGTGATGGTACAATATTGGTATACGGTGATTTATGGATAGATACAAGTGACTTAGAAAATTATCCAGTTATGAGTCGTTGGCAACAATTTAATGGAGTTGATCAATGGGTATTGATTAATAATGCTGACCAAACTAGTCAAAATGGTGTCACATTTGCTGATGCTCGTTGGGCTACCAATCAGTATACAAGTCCCACAGATGATCCTATCCCAACAATCGTTAGTTTGTTATCAAGTAACTACTTAGATTTAGACGCCCCTTCAGCATCTTTATCTCCTCAAGGTATGTTATTGTTTAACACACGCCGTAGTGGTTATAACGTTAAACAGTTTAGAGTAAATTACTTCAACAATCGTAGTTTCCCGGACGATGCATTACCAAATCAAACTAATGCATGGGTATCAGTCAGTGGTAATCAAGCTAATGGTGCAGCATATATGGGTCGTAAGGCACAACGTGCTATGGTTGTAAAATCATTACGTGCTTCAATCGATACTAATACTAGTATTCGTGAAGAAGATAACTATTTTAACTTGATGGCTACTCCTAACTATCCTGAACTACAGCCTAACATGGTTGTATTGAATTATGATCGTGACGAAACAGGTTACATTATTGGTGATACACCATTAGGTCTAGCTGACGATGCTACTGCAATTCAAGCATGGGCTACTAACGCCGCCGGTGCACAAAGCACAGGTGAAGAAGGATTGGTTACGCGCAATACTTACTTGGGTCTATTCTATCCAAGTGGAATTGCAAATGACTTGTCAGGAAATCAAGTTGTTGTTCCTCCGTCACACATGATGTTACGTACATTCTTACGCAATGATACTATCGCTTACCCTTGGTTAGCGGCAGCAGGCACACGTAGAGGCAATATCGAGAATGCATTGAACATTGGTTACTTGGATCGTATGACCGGAGAATTCATTACTACCAAAACACGTATTGGTATTCGTGATACATTATATGTTAATTTTATTAATCCATTAGTATTCTTTAGTGGTGTTGGTTTACTAAACTATGGTAACAAGAATAGCTATGACAGTACAAGTGCGTTGGATCGTACAAACGTTGCACGTTTAGTTAACTATATCCGTCGACAGTTGACTATTGCGGCAAGACCGTTTGTATTCGAACCCAATGATGTATTAACACGCAGTTCTATTACTGCTGTTATTCAAACATTACTAGTTGACTTAGTTGCTAAACGTGGTCTTTATGACTATTTGGTACAATGTGATACAGTTAATAACACACCGGCACGTATCGATAGAAACGAACTATGGGTAGATGTTGCAATTGAGCCAGTAAAAGCGGCTGAATTCATCTATATCCCGGTTCGTGTAATGAACACTGGTGCAATTGCGTCACAGGTAAGCGGTAAATAAAAGATACCCCTTCCGGGGTATCTTATTTAAAAGATAAATAAATATACAGGAGATTAAAAAATGGCAACAGCCTCACAATCATTGTTCAACATGTCCGTAGCGACGGACATCGCCGGCGGAAATCAAGGCTTATTAATGCCTAAACTACAATACCGTTTTAGAGTTAACTTTCTAAATTTAGGTAGAGGTAACACCGTTGAACTTACAAAACAGGTAATAGATATTACACGTCCAAGTGTTACCTTCGCTGAAATCCCACTACAAGTGTATAACTCTACAGTTAAAATTGCAGGTAAGCACACTTGGTCAGATTTAACAGTCAACGTTCGTGATGATGCTCAAGGAAGAGTTTCTCAATTGGTTGGTCAACAATTACAAAAGCAATTAGACTTTGTTGAACAAGCATCAGCTTCTACGGCACAAGATTATAAGTTTCAAACAAACATTGAAGTATTAGATGGTGGTAACGGTATAAGTGCTCCTGTTATTCTAGAAACATGGGAAGTTTACGGTTGCTACGTAAAGACAGCTAACTATAACAACTTAAACTACGGTGAAAGTCAAGCTGCTACAATTCAGTTAGCAATCTCTTTTGATAATTGCATACAATCTCCACTTGGTAATGGTGTAGGAGCATTTGTTGGTAGAACACGCGGCGCATTAAGTACTGGTATTGGTTCTATTGGTTAAAATTGGATAGATAAGCCGTGACTGTAAATGCACAAAATTTATTAACAGGTGCGGCTTCTTCCAACGTGTACTTAAGAGATTATACACACGCCTCAAAAATATTTAGGAGTAATTCTTATCAGAATACTCCTAAATTAAAATTTTTATTTCACGTATATTTTGAAATTAATGAAAGTGCATACAAACCCGGTCTTGCAACGGGTGCTAATTTTGGATTAGTTGTTAAGACAATTAATTTACCTAAATTTGCATTTGACACGCATGTGATGAATCAGTATAATCGCAAGCGATTAGTACAGACTAAAATAAAATACAACCCAGTAAGTATCAGTTTTCACGATGACAATGGTGATATGATTAATGATATGTGGTATAACTACTATACATATTATTACAAAGATGCAAATAAGATACAAGTACAACAAACAAATCAACCCGTTAACGGTGTTGATAATTATAATTATAGAAACATATACTCACCTGACATTTCCACTGACACTGATTGGGGATATATAGGTGAGAGCACTGTTCAAACGGCTACTGCAAGTCAAGCTGTTCAAAGTATATCAAAAATCCCATTCTTTAAGAATATAAGAATTTACGGTTTTAATCAACACAACTTTGTAGAATATGTATTGATTAATCCAATCATTACTAGTTTTGAACATGATACATATGCCTATTCAGAAGGTAGTGGAATTATGGAAAACAAGATGACACTTGATTATGAAACAGTAAAATACTATGAAGGCGCAATTAGCGGCCCTAATGCAAGTAATCAAGTACCTGGATTTGGCGAACCATCATCATATGATAGAACTATAAGCCCACTTGCACCAATTGGATCAACCTCTGCTGTGTTAGGGCCGCAGGGTTTAGTAAATTCAGAAAACGGTTATACTGTACCATTTGGTTCTAATATTAATGAAACACTTACTGCAAACCAGTTAATCGAAACCGCGTATAATACAACAGCCAATCCTAACATAACTCAAGTTGCAACTGAGAATTTGAATAATGTGTTAGCACAATCGGCGCAACTTCAATTACAGAATAGAACTAATAGTTATTTTCCTGGATATGGGACTAGTCCAAGTATTGCCGGCACAGCAGGTGCCCCAAGTACAAGTATAAGTTCACCTCAAAATGTTACAATTACCGATCAGGCAGTCTCTCCCGGTGGACAAACAGGTTAAGCATATAAATTCAAAGTATAAATACTCTTAGGAGATTTATATGGCACGAATTATTGATTCACGTTCCTCATTTGACCAAACAATTAGAATATTTGATGAATTCTATGGATTCAATTTAATTATTGCGCCTGACGAATATGATGTTGTACATTCATATTTTATAAATGTATGTGATACTAAACAAATAGCAGATAACTTTACTGTTTATTTTTTTAGAATAGCACAAGAAACAAAAATACCTGTATTAGATTTACTGGGCTACATACAAGGTAAGAATAAATTAGAAGTCAACACAATTATTGGTTACTATTTAAATAGTTTCAAAAGTAAAACGTCATTGTATGGATTTGGCACAGTACCACAAGCCAATCAACCGGTTGCTCGCAACATAGTGCAGTAACATGTCAAGATTTGCACAGGGAAAATTTACACCCAAAAATACTGAAAAGTACATAGGTAAACATACACCGCAGTATCGCAGTGGATGGGAACTAACATTCATGACCTTCTGTGATACTAATAAAAGCGTATTGTATTGGGCTAGTGAAGCTATCAAAATACCATATCGCCATCCATTTACAGGCAAACCAACAAACTATGTACCTGACTTTTTTGTAGTCTATCAAAACAAGTACGGTAAAAAGATTGCTGAAATGGTAGAGATTAAACCTAAAAAGCAAAGTATCATTGAAAGTAAAGTGGCAAGTGCAAAAGACAGAATGATAGTTGCTATCAATCACGCTAAATGGCAAGCTGCCTCAGCATATTGCAAGAGTCAGGGGTATGCATTCAGAGTAATAACCGAGGATGACCTTTTCTATAATGGTTCACGAAAGTAAATAAATACTTTTATGACCAAAAAATTATCAGAACTTTTTGAATTGCCACAGCATGAGATAGACACACTCAGCGTTCCTATTCCAGACAATGCAAGTGAAATTACAACAGAAGCATTGAACAATTTAGAGAAGATTGAACAAGCATTACCCCAAGTTAGAGGTCTTGATGCTAGCGATGCTGAACTAGATGAATTATCAAATATGGCTACCGCAAGTTATAAAGATTTACTTGACCTTGGCATGCAGGTTGACAGTCGTTTTGCTAGTGAAATATTCAATAGTGCTAGTAGTTTCTTGGGACACGCCATTACAGCCAAGACAGCCAAACTTAACAAAAAGCTTAAAATGATTGATTTGCAGTTAAAGAAAGCACAATTAGATCAGAAGAACGCTT